CACTCCCCGACTACTGGCGCATACAAGGAATCCAACAAGCCATCTGTGCCGATGTAGACCAAATCACATGGGCAATCTTCGACTCCACAATGGTGCTTCACATCTATGTGCAAACCATCACTGACGCAGAGAAAGAAGAACACTGCACAAAGGTCGGACAATGGCTGGCAAACATCGACCTCGGTATCACACCAGAGGGTGTCTACTGGTCGTATGAAACCATCACTGCCCGCTACCAGAAGGTAGAACACACCAGCATTGAACTGCCTTCCACTGCCACAGAACTGATAGCACAACTGAAACATGTGAAGTCAGAACTGAAATCTTATGGTGAGATGGAAGACAGATTGAAAGCGGAACTGTGCGATTTGATTGGACCAAACGAAATTGCTACAGTCGATGGCACAGTCGTTGCCACATGGAAGGGTAAGTCGTGGTCATCGTTGGATATTAAAACGTTGAAGCAAATGGAGCCAGCGATTGCAGAAAAGTATTCGAAGCAGGTGACAAACCGTACCTTGCTTTTGAAGGGTGAACGATGGTAGACCATCATCGTTTTAAAGACACATCAAACAAACTAACGAAGGAGAAAGAAATGGAAACATCACAGCAGTTAGCCGACATCCTCACCAAGTATGCGGTACCAGATAAAAACATTGTGGGCAAACTCCCACGTGGCGGCACACAACTCGATTTCGTGGGTCATGCCGACATCACCAAAATCCTTATCGAGATTGACCCGTTGTGGTCATGGCAACCATGTGGTTGGGATAATGGTCGACCAGCAATTACCGTTGTGAACGGTATGGCAGTGATGTGGGGCATCCTCACAGTGCACGGCAAAGACATGATTGGTGTTGGCACAGTCAAACATGACAAGGCTGACGTAGATAAAGAACTCATCGGAGATTTCCTACGTAACTCCGCAATGCGTTTCGGTATCTGTCTGTCGTTGTGGACGAAACAAGAATGGGATGACACATCCAAGCCTGCATCTATCCCTGTGCAGAAATCACCGAAGGCACCAGTGGTAGAGAAGCCAACTGCACCAGTGGAACCAGCAGAAGATTCTGCTCTCACACAGCAACAGGTAAAACAGTTTGTTGATGCGTGCGACAAGGTTAATTTGGACCCTGCGATTGTTGCATCGAAAGCAAAGTTGAATTGGGAAGGACAAATCTTGCAGTCACAACTACCGTTGTTGCGTGATGCGTTCACCAGCCTGCGAGGTGGTAACTAATGGCGGCTTCACGTACCGTAGACCCGTCAGGTAAGTACCGTTCCACTGCGATGGTGTCGCTCAGGTTGACCACCATCCAGATGGAAAACATTGCTGAACTATGCAAAGAACGTGGCATTGGTAGAAGCAAACTGTTCCGTCAACTACTGGCAGAGGAGTGGGCACGTGTCGAAGGAACGCGCTAAAGGAACCAGTTTCGAAACCTTTGTAGTTAACTATCTAAAAAACTTTTATCCTCATGCGGAACGCCGCACGTTGCATGGAACTTTAGACAAGGGTGACATCACAGGGTGCGACCCGCGTCTGGTGTTCGAGTGCAAGAACCATAAGACATTAAACTTTTCGGGGTGGTTGCATGAGGCTGAGGTGGAACGCATCAACGCTGGTGCAGAGATGGGGATTGTGGTTGCGAAGCGCCGCAGTTACGGTAATCCTGCTGACCAGTATGCGGTCATAAGACTCGAAGAACTTTTATTACTACTGAAGAAAGCAGGCTACTGATGAGCGACAGCGAACTGAACGAAGCATACGACTTGATAACCAAGTTTGATGACGAGATTGTTTTGTGGAAAGACATTGCCACAGACCTTTACGAAGCATGGCTTGAACCAACAGGTGATGAGGCTCCTATGCACAGAGCATTGAAGCGCTATCAAGATGCTATGCGTGATGACAGTTGAACGCACCGAAGGATATGTACCATCGCATGACATTAAACAGTTTGACTTCACAAAAGATTTAGCGTTCGGACATGAAGGCGAAGAACTTGTTAGACAGTTTCTTTCTGATTTAAGTGGCGGCTCATTCGAAGTAAAGTATGACCGTTACCGCAACGGACGTATGTTCGTAGAGTTTGAACAAAACCCACGTAACACAGGGTGGAAATCTTCAGGGATTGCTGTAAGTAAAGCGAAATGGTGGGTGTATTTGTTTGCACCATCAGCATTTGTTATAATAGAAACCAGCAGATTACGCCGCTACATCAAAGCCAATCACACTGTTCTACCAGTACGCATTGCGGCGCAACACTCCGACAACCCAGCGAAAGGTTTCCTCATATACCCAGAACAACTGAAGGAGTTGCTTACAGTATCCACCTACGATTAGGAGAAACAATGTTAAAACGTGCAAGCACAATACTCATAGGATTCATGTTTATAGGGGCATCAGCAGTAATGGCGGAAGCGCCAGCCGAAGGGAACCCATCGTCGACCGCGAACATTCGCAACATCAGGGAACACATCCCCACCCCACCAATACCAGACACAGCGTTAGCACCCCAGTGGTGGGCTTTGGCACGAGAAGTTGGTTGGGCTGAAGAAGATTTAGAAACATTGGACTACGTGATTTACAGAGAGAGCAGAGGGGACAGCACAGCATGGAACAAACAAGACCCCAACGGGGGGAGCCGTTGCTTAGTTCAGGTCAATGGTTCATGGACGGGATGGTTGAGACGGCAGAACATTCTGTTGAAACCATCCGACCTATTCATCCCACGAATCTGTCTCACAGCAGGGCTTGCCATCCATCAGTATGGGATGGACAGATACGGGTGGGGTTGGGGACCGTGGGCTATACCCGCCCCCTGATATAGTCAAACCATGAAGGGAAGTACCAAGACAGAATGGCTTTGCGACCAATGCGGTATGCGGCTATACACATACGTGCGTGTTCTTGAACCACCAACACACCGATGCACGAAACGTTCCAACAACAGTAACGCAACAAACATATTTCCACTAAAAGAAAGAAGCAAATAATGAACAACATAACTATCATTGGTAATGCAGGCAAACCCATCGAACTGAAATACAGTGCAGGTGGGGTGGCAGTAGGTAACTTCACTGTTGCCACAACATCAGGCAAAGATGACAAGAAACAAACCACATGGCACAACGTCACCGTCTTCGGACAGATGGCAGAGCACGCGGCGGCATCCATCGAGAAGGGTTCACGTGTCCTAGTGATGGGCAAACTGGACATCTCCTCTTATGAAAAGGATGGCACGAAAGTTTGGACAACGAAAATCTTGGCTGACGAAGTGGGTTTAACAATGCGTTTCAATGCCGTGTTTGCTGACAAGACAGAGCAGAACATGAAGCAAGTAACACAGAAGTTGGGTGGGCTACCGTTCCTCGGTGACGAAGAAGCGTTCTGATGGAACTCGTATCGTTCGACTTCGAGACATGGTTAGAGATAGGCATACGTGCAGGCTACGTATCTCCGCCAGTGTGCACCACACATGACGGGATACCTATGTCCATCACAGAAGAAGCAGAGTTCGAGGATGGCTCTGACCCTTGCATCCATATGATGCGATGCTACGAATCACAAGAACACAAAGAAGCAATTGAATCAAATTATTCACCAGCAACATGGAGGAATCCTTTTCGTGACGACATCAACTGACGGCGCAGAAATACTTTTAGAAGCACACAACCTCATCACAGGCGACCGCCACGATGAATACGCACACCCGTTAGAGGACTACACACAAACTCGTGACATCTTCGAAGCAGTAACAGGCGTGCATCTCACCGTTGAGCAGGCAATTATGTTCATGGTTTCTGTCAAACTGTCACGTCTGAGGACAGCACAGGAAGCAGGACGCTGGTCACATGACAGTCTCGTTGATGCGGCAGGGTACTTGGGATGTTTCGCTATGGTACGGGAAGCACAGTGGAACAGATAACACAGGTTCGTTGTAACAAATGTGGGCTGACCGTGTGCTATAACAAGGTACGTCTCATGGGATGTTTGTGCGACCCTGATGCGCCGACTTGGATTGCGTTAGATGTAACAGGACGCATGTTGAAGATGTCGCACGCCGATTACACCATCATGGAAACAGCATGACCAGTTTAGGTAGACGCAACAACCCTTGTGCATGTCGCACACCGATACCTATGCCACCGTTTTGTGGGGAAAGAGGAGTGGAAGATGACGACTGAACTGACACAAGAACTACGCCAACAGATAGCAGAGTTGGAACTTATCATTGAACAGTTGAAGGGTGAACTACTCGCAACGATGCGCGAGTTACATCATGGGTGAGCATGTTCGTGTTGAACGCACCGATTTGACAGCCGACATTTCTTTTGATAAACCTATGGGCATCTGCCCGCATTGCGGAACAATCAAAAATGCGGTGACGATATGGACAGACTTCGAGATAGAAGGATGCCCGTGCATGTGTCATTACCATAAAAAACTTTATGCAAACGAACAACCTCGAAGGGGAAAACGAAAATGAAACTACAATATCTGGGCTGGTATGACGAAGCAGCGTGTCGTAGCATGGATGGTGACATCTTTTTCCCTGAAGTTCCTATCGGCGTGAACCATGCAGGGCTGTTCGATGAAGCGAAGAAGGTTTGTGGTAGGTGTTCTGTTCGTGCGAAATGTTTAGAGTTCGCTATGGAAGCAGAGCAGAATGAGATACGTAGGTACGGTATGTTTGGTGGTTTGACTCCGCGTCAGCGTGACGCACGGGCTGGTCGGAGATAGCGAAAAGCCCCACTCAACGCAAGGGAAGGGGAAACCTTTGCGGAATGGGGCAGTTCACTTTCTAGGTTAGCAGATTAGTTTTCGGTTTGCTTGATGGGTTCCCCTGTGAACTCTCGGAACAGTTCTGTTTGTGCCATCACATAGCGGGCTGTGGCTTCGCTGTGAAACCTGCGTGCTTTGTGTGGCAGTGTTGTCCAACGGTTATCTGAGGTTCGGCTGGTGTTCACCAGTTTGCCTGTCCAGTATTGGGTAAAGGTGTGCTGGTGTTTGCCTATCTTGATTACCGTCCAATCGTATGCTGGTTCGATAGGTTCGTAGGGTTTCGCTTTGTGTACCGTGCGATAGATGTCGTTGATGATTTCTATTGACGGTCTGTGTGCTAACCATTGTGTGAACCTGTTGCTCATGCTTTCGGTTTGTTCAGGTGGAAGATGGCGGTGTTCAAGTCCCAACAGTTTTGTTCTTCACCTTCAACGAACTTGCCGTCACCTTGATACCCGTTCAACCATGTGCCCGACAGCCAGTTGAAGATAGTTCCGTGTGGGAATACATCTTCTTCTAGGTCTGCGTTGTGATACCACTTTCCTAGTTCTGTGTCGTAGGTGACAACGAAGTGGTGCAGGGTTGCCCGTTCTTTTGTTGGTGGTGTGTCTGCTAATGGATAGATTTTCATTTGTTGTTCTCCCTTGTCGGTTATTGTTATGGCATTTTTCATTGGATGAAATCCAAGTCAATGGAATATAGGTGCACTAATTCCCCTTCTACAGTTTTCATGGCGTAGAAATCACCGTCTTGGTCTTTAGCCCCAAGTTCATCAACACAATACACAAACTCCATGTTTTCGACTTGTTTATTGTCGTAATAGTTTTGGTTGTTGTTGGCTGGTATGCGCAAACCTTCTTCTGCTAGGTCATGCCTCATAATAATTTTCATTTGTTGTTCTCCCTTGTTGGGTGGTTTCTCATTGACTGTTGGCGCTGTAGTTTTTTGTCGTTGCGTACTGTTGCTAGTGCGTATCCGACTGCGAACCACACTGCCACTGTTAGATATATCATTGTGCTGTCTCCACTTCTACGCTCAACACTTCCCCACCACGCTCTTTGGCTAGGTCGTATTCTCCTGCTCGCCACTTATCTTCTGCTTCTTCAGGTGTATCTGCTTCGATGAAGTATGTGGTAAGAGTTTCCTCTACAACATTCACTAAGTATTCTGTGCTCATTATTCTGTCTCCTCTGTTTGTTCTTTAGCGTATGTAACTATCCAACCCCACTGGTCTGACTGGTTGTCGTTATCCCAAATGTCAATGCACTTATCCCATTGGTCTTCGGTAAGTTCGGTTTCCAGTAACTCCTCTACCCCTTCTTTAGTCCACAATGTGACACATACTTTCTCGTCGTGTGGCATTTCTTCTAAGTGTTCGATGATGTATTTGACCTTGCTCATTCTTCTGTCTCCAATGCTTCTGCTTCGTAGGCGTCTCTGCCCATATCCATACCGTAAAGGTCTTCAAGTTGGGCAGTAGCGTTTGCTATTGCTTGGTCTTCTTCGCTTGCCGATATGTAAGTGGTCAGTGTGAAGTAATCACCAACAAACTGAACTTGCCATTGGGTCTCGGTCACGGTGCTCATTGTGCTACCGCCTGTTTTATGCCCTGCTCAATCAACCACTGCGCCTGATTTAACTGCTCCAACATTGCGATAGTTTGCATTGGTGCTAACTCTCCTGTTCTGATACCTTCCGATAGTAGAAAACGCAAGTCCTCAAACTGGCGTACGATTTCTCCTCTGATAGTTTCCGTTGTCATTGTGCTTTCTCCTCTTTCATTGCTTCGTCTATTGCTTGTTCTATTTCGTTGAACATCTCGCTGTATGTGTATTCATTGAACTCGTAACCATCGGCTACAAAGTTCCATGTTTCCAACGGGACACCCTCATCGTCAGTTTGGATGATGAACCTATCCCACCATTCAATGATGATTTCGTCATCGGGGTTGTATTTAGATAACATTTCTATTGCTTTACTAACTTTCATTGCTGTTCTCCTTTGTATGTTGCTTCTAGTGTTCGCTCATCCCATCCGATGATGTGTGCATCGTTTGATGTGGTGATGTAATCCATCGCACACACCCCGTCATGGTTGTCGCTGTATGTTTCTATTGCTATGACCAGTGTTATCTCGACCAGTTTTGTTGTTGCTAATGCTTTCATTGCTGTTCTCCTTGTGTTGGACAGTCTGTGTATGGGTTGTCTTTTCCTTCGTTGTCTTCGCATGAACACCAACCAAACACTTCTACCTGTATGCAGTGGGTGAGGTCAAGAAGTTCGGACTGATGGAATGACCGTTGTGATGGGTCATCGGTACAGTTTTCGCAAAGACCTATTTGTTGGTGAGGGCAAAAGCCCCATTCCTGTAGTTTCATTGCTGTTCTCCCTTGTGTCCTTCGGGATACCATTCATCTCCACACATAGCGCATGTATATCCATCGGGATACCCAACGGCATACGCTGGTGTGGTGTCCAATGTTTCCCCTTCTCTAGTTGCTTCGTCTTCGTAATAGTGAAAACATTCAAGACAAACTAAACCGTCTTGTCCTAATAGTGTTCCTATTGTTTCCTGTGTCATTGCTGTACCCTTTCTGCTTGTTGTTTGTGTTGTCTAACTTTGCAGGCATGTTGTAGCCAGTACTCGCTTATCGGGTCGCCCCTCATTGCTTTGGCGTGACGCTCTGCCCGTTTCGCTTCCGCTTCGTACGCTTTCAATATCGCGCCGATGTTCAGTTGCTTTGTGCGTGCCATTAGTAGCCCCTCACCTTCTGCTCTAGTTCGTTGATGAGAGTCTGCTGTGCGAGCACCTCTAACTTCAACTCTTCGACCTTCTCCTGCGCCCTCTCTAAATCCATTTCGACATAGTATTTCTCGGTGTTCATCATCTCCCAATGGAAAGGGGCGTCTTGTTCTGCCACTCTGCATACCTCGGCGATGACAAGGTTGGCTAGTTCTATCTGCTTTGCTGTGGCTGGTGCTGAAAAGGAACTAAAAGAGTATCGGTTTGCTTCGCCGACCCACTCCCCGTTAGCGTTCTTGCAGGCGTGCCCTGCGTGCATCTCACGCTCGCCACCATTGAGAACCAGTGTGCCCTCTACTCGTAGCCTGTCCGTAGTGCTCATTGTGTGCACCCTGACTGTGCCCTTCGCTTTCGGTGATGACACCTCTACGATTAGGTGTTGGCGTTTGTCGTAACCGTTCAACCTGTCTGTGCCTGTGATTGTTGCTTTCATTTCTGTTTCCCTTCGTTGTTGTTGTTGTTTCTTATGTCTGACAATTGTTCGATTGCTTCGTGCAGTCTTTCCTGAACAAGAAGAACCTCATAGTTGCTGAATGGTTCAATGCCTGCTTCGGCTATAACTTGACTAATGAATATGTTTAGACCAGTCAATGCAAGTTGCATCTCGGTCATCCCTTCCTTGCCGATTTGGTTCACCTTGTTTCCCTTCGTTGTTGTTGTGTCTAACTGTAGTACGGATATTATCTGATGTCAAGGACTAACTTGCTATCGTGGGTGGGCGGGACTCGAACCCGCCTGTCTGCCAGTCACCCGACTTACTTGTTACCCGCTGGTAACTTCATGACCTTTCAACACATATTGCGTACACATACCGCCCGCTTCGTGCCATGCTTCGCCTTCTCCCGTGATGGGTCTAATTTTGTAGTCAAGATTTCCGTATCTGCTTCGGCAGTCAAGTACCTCACACTCGAACCATAGGCTTGTGCCTGCTGGATTGAATAGGACTCTT